TTGCCGCCATGGATATTGATTGCCTAGATGAAATACCCCTATCAAAGAAATATTTCTTACCATCTTTAGTCAAATCAGTTAAAGAATTTATGATTTTGTTTTTTTGGTTATTAATTTTGGTTTTTTTGATTTCTTTAGCCTCATTTAATGATTCTTGATCTATATTGTCTTGAAATTGTGGTAATATGGCCTTATCAGAATCAAGGCAATTCTCCCAATCGCCAGCTCTAAAAGATTTCCCTAAATTCCCCTTTTTAATCTCACCTGTAATTTTATTTCTTGAAATATCCATGTTATTTAATTATCTTATTAATAGTTATATCGCCAACCTTTAGTGTGTATAGTAAATCGTGTAACTGTTACTGATCCAGACCTATAGCTTATTAATCCGTTATCTGCTAGGATAGGGTAATCATTTTTTTGCACTGCACTCGTGCTATCAACATAAACTGTGGAATTGCTAATCGTTGGAGCAACATCATCATCCCCTGATCCAAAAAGTAATACAGCAACCTGAACACTTCTATTTAAATGAACATTGAGCCTAGCCCAAGATAAAACACCTTCTGGTACTGTTAATCGGTGATCTACTTTAGTTATGGATAAGGTAGTCAGAGATAGATCCTCAACTGGGGTTGGAAAATTAAAGTAATACCCAGACTTATCAAATATATAAGTACCATTTATAATATTAGAACTAGCATCAGTAATCACACTTGTAATTATTTCTGATCTTTTAGTAAATCCAGCAGGTGCATTAGCAGCAGTAATACTAGTATCAAAACCAGCATCAGAAACGCCAGTTGTTGGATTATATATAGCAAAATAATGATAAGTTGTGTCTAGTGCTACTGTTCCAGTAAACAAACCACCGTTATTAGTTCCCGCAGCCCAAGTTGCATCTAATTCTTTTGTCAAAGCAGTTATAGTTGCTTGACCTGATCCATCGCTAAATTGAAAGTTACCAGCCGTACTATCTATATCATGATCAGTATCAGTGCCGTTTGAAATTGTAATTTGTTTCGGTAGATAAGTTAATCCTCTCCATAAATCAGTATTAGCTGGTAAGTTTGCAGGATGCTCAGGATTAAAAATAACTATATCGGTTCCATCATTTCTAAATGAGTAAGTCTGACCAGATACTATATCTAAAGCGATTAAACTTACTTTTGAACCAGACCCATTATATTTTTTAAAAACTAATGCGTTGAGTCCGTCTATTGCAATAGTAGGGTCTGCTCCACAATCTAAATGACAAGCAAAAAATCCTGTTTGAGTTGATGAATAAGCAGTAACTATTGGATCAGAAATTAGTGTATAAGCTGTTGAAGTTCCCCCTGTAGTTCCCCAAAAAGAAGTTGGTCTAGGGTCGAAATCGTCTAATGAGAAAGTTTTAGGATCTACTGGATCGGCCGTCCATTTAGTAACATTATTTTCATCAGTTAATACAAGTTTGTATGTTTTTGCATCATCAATAAACATATCGCCTAATCTACCTGCCGAATCAGAAATTACTGGATTTGTATTTGCAACACTTAAGGCTGTGTTGGAATATGTCGCTTTAGGAGTTGTTGTTCCCATCTCGTAAGAGTTTAATTTCCAACCAGCACCTATTGTGCCTAAATCAGTAAAAACTTGCTCTCTTGGTAAATATAATCTTTGTGACATTATGAATTTGGATATAAATTGATTAATAAAGTACGATGTATAATATCATTACTAGCCACACCAGTCCCAGTGCATTTAATAATAATATCATTTGTCGATTCCTGTACCCCAACCGCCCTTGTTGATGAGATAGTAACATTAGTAGTACCCGATATTATAGTTGTCATTATCTCCTGTGTAGCAGAAGCTGTTAATACTATAGTTGCTTTTATACTCCAACTACCATCGTTTGCTATAATTGAGCCAGTAGTCAGAATCTCTTGTGAGCCAAAGTTTAAAGTAACCTTTTTGTTATTCGTATTTGCAGCAAATGTTCCAGAAGCTTCAATCTGTAAAACATCGCCATTTGTTGCCAAAGAGTTTGCGTTCAAAATATAGCCAATTAAATCAGTTGTTCCAGTGTTAATATTAGCTACATTATCAGTATTAATACTTAACAATCCTCCTAATTTTATATCTGTATTTCCTTTAATAGCCTTAAAAACTCCTTCTAGGTAACTAAACCAAGTTCTGTTAAAAACTAAATCTTGTAATACTGGCTCTCTTGATGATGGTATTGGTAATTTCATGACGAACCTATTTCTTGATTAACATAAGCACCAACTATTGATCTTTTTACAGGATCACTAATCTTAAATTTAGTTACTAAATTTCTTCCTTCTCCTAAAGATGTCCAAGAAACTTCTGATTCATAAGATCCTATTTCTCCTATTTCTACCCACAACTCATTACTCCAGGTCTTAGCTCCATCTATAGATGACTGCATCATAATTTGAGGATTAACACCTTGACCATTTCCATCTACACCTACCCCAGTATCCATAAGTAAAGTTAATCTTGAAGTGCTGAACCTAGAATAACTATTAAATATTGTAGCTGTTATAATTTCTCCAATTATAGGTGTTCCATTTTCCGTATAGGTATCTGGATCTACTTCATATATAATCCCACTATTTTTATCACCAACTAAATTTAAGCCTGCAAAAAATGATAAGCAATTAGGTAGCCATCTATCATCACATAGAGTAGTTGGGTTCCTACTAGATCTTTCATGCCATAACTGAGTGGTTATATCATAGCACCATGATTTATTGGCATCAGGAAAAGTTAAGCAGTAGAATCTATGACCATTTTGCACATAAAACATTCCAAAAGCATCATCAACCATCGAATATTTAGATATTTCAGTGTCTATTGGATTAGTGGATATTCTTACTGCTTGATAACCAACCGCTTGATATATAGTAAAATCACTTCCTAGCCAAAATGCACCATCTTGATTATGAACTATGGAATTTTTAGCAGCGCAACCAGTTTCGATAAATACCCCTAATATTCTTTCAAAAGGAAATTTAACGTTACCAGTATTGCTCCAGACCTCAACGGTCTCTCCGCCAAACAACCATAACTCATTATTGATTGCAAAGACTCTAACTAAATTATCAGATCTCGATTCCGCAGTTGCTCTTTTTAAAGCACTATATGAAGTTGTATCATTTAGATCTGATATAAAAAATTGATCACTTTCTAATTTACTAAAAATAGTGTAGCCGTTTAAACTAGTCAATGAGCTAGCTACTTCATAGTCTAAATCAACAATTTTAGCAAAAGTATTATCCGTTGAATCAAAGTAGTAACTATCCCCATTACTTGTTAGAATTGTTACCTGTGTTCTATTTGTGTCCATAATTACCCTATTAGGCGCACCAGATAACGTGCCTCTTAGTGTGTAATCTTTAGATTTGTTTATTTGATAAAAACCTAGACCACAAACAAAATATAAGAAATCTCCTAATATGATTGATCCATACATAGGTTCAAATCTATTTAAATTTAACCATGTTTTTAAACCTGCAGTTCCAGATATAGATCCTCTAAAAGGTGATGAAGGAGGGGCTGCTTCAGCAAAGAAATTAACTAATCTCTCGCTGGATAGCAGGCCACTGGAAGCCTTGTAGCTATTTACTGCAAATTGTATTTCGGTCGTGTTACCCATTTTCTCCTAACATTGAAGGTTGAAAATAAATTGAAGTATCTTCTTTGTCGTAACCTTCTGAGTCAGCTAATAACTCAATTCCATCTCTCTTAAGTCTTTCCGCTCTTTCAGTTGAAATTCCATAATCAAAGGTTAGTAAATAAGCTAAGTTGGTTGCTATGGTAAGTAGCCACTCTACTGGAAAATCAGGATCATCTACTGCTTGAGAAAAATCAAAAAACTGTTTTTCAAAAGTAAATTTAATAGTGTCGCTTACATCATTAGGGGTTGGATATAAATATATTTGACCAAAAGCTAGTTGTTTATCATAGAAGAAACTATTCGGCTTACCTTGTGAGGTTTTACTTGAATAGTTAAAATAAGTGTCTCTTGATATTTTAGCAACAGGCACATCACTTGACCCACTACTATATCTAAGACGACTAGAACTAATTCGCTCAGGCCTATTAATCTTGGTTTGATAAGCATAAACTTTTGCACCTAACTTAACTGCTTCTGTTAGGTTATCAGTTAATCCTATTGTCAGTGCAGTAATACTTGAGATAGTCGTCCAATGTATAATACCGTTTGTTTGTAGTATTCCGATATTATACCCTACTACAAAACCAGTTGCATTAATAATATCAATAGTTGAATCTCCTAATATAGCCGCCGCAGTTGTAGTTGTTTGGTTAAAATCTTCTGTTGCATTAGCAGTTGATCCATCGATTTTATATGTTGTTTGACCAGTCGCTAGAAATAAAGTGCCTTCAGTAGTTTTCCAAAGGTATTGACCTTTAGATTTCCAGCTTTTTACCATCATATTAAGAATAATAGAGGCTTCGTTCATTTCGTCAGATGTTGGATTTCTTCCACGAGTCTTAACTCCTATCATAGATAAAGCTCTATTGATGATCTGGTTACGTGTCTGTGTAAATG